GCAGAGGCCGGTTGGGCTGATGTGATGGCTCCCATTATGCCAGATGGCAAGTTGGGCTATCGTTGGATCAACCTACCAAGAGTCGTAGAGCGTCAAATTGTAGATGATTACTTCGGTGGAATGCCGTGGGCAGTCATTAAACGAGATCGCACACTCAAGGCCCAGTTTTATAAGGTTGTAGAGCAGGAATACAATGCCTTTGTCTGCTACCCGAATGGCAAACTACCCATTCCAATAGATGTCCCCTATCCAAATAAGGTTGGGCATCAGAAGTTCTTCAAAGGAATATAATAATGTCCTACCTAATTCCCGATGCAGATGCCTTAATCACTTATGTGAAAGACTTCACAGGCAGTTCGAATGATTTAGAGATCAAGCAATGTATCTTCCTGGCTGAGATGATGATGCGTAATATCGAGTTACCATCCCTCCGCTCAGACCCATATGATTCAGCAAACATCATCTCTGCCGACTCCGATGGTAAGATCCCGATCCCGGCCGATATGAATCGCCCAATCCTATTCTTCAAGATTGGTTCGACATCAGGTGGTTCTGGACTTGGCCCATATATCGTTTATGATCGCATTGGTGATCGTGATATTATTACTCAGAGTATGCTCCAGAATCTCTATCTCAAGCCGATCAATATTCCTCAAGTCCTCCGTGGTAAGTTCAGTGAAGTGGCCCAGAAGTATCAGTTCCTACCTAAGTTGGGAACTGGCGATGTTATCAACCTGTATTACTTCAAGAGTTGGCCCCTACTGTTCAGCCTGGAGAGCGATGGAATCACCACAGTCCAGAACAATGGCGTCCTCCAGAGTTTCCCGGAGGGTTATGTCTACGGCACACTCCATAACTATTACCTGAAGCGCAAGATGGCCGAAGATGCGGCCTACTGGCGTCAGAAGTATGACGATGCGATAAACACGGTCGAAGACCAGAACTCCAAGGGTAAGTGGTCAGGTGGCCATAATAGATTGACATCGATCTTCCAGCCACGCACCGCACCTCGCTACGGTCTCAAATAAGGAATAAACGATGCCATCTCTCTATGGCGGTGGAAATACCGCAGCGAATGTCAATGTAGGTAGCACTACGAGTCTCTATCAGGGATCTGGTAGTGTGACGGTATTGAATAACGCACAGACGCTCTACCTACTCCTATCAAACTCTGGCAATGTCCAGTTTGCTCTTGATGGCAGTAACACTCACATCACGGCCAATGCCTTACTGAGCCCAACTGGAGTCGCCGCAGGAACCTATGGTAGTACTACTGAGATTCCTCAGTTCACAGTTATGCCTGATGGACAACTATCCTTCGTTCAGAACATCGACATCAGCAGCGTCTACAATATCTACGGCAATGCGAATGTGGCGGCATACTTGCCAATCTATAGTGGCACATTAGATGCCAGTTCTACCATCCTTAATCTATGGGCAAATGCTGCCGTTCAGGATTCCGAAATCATTGCCTTGGTAAGTAATGCTGCTTCACAGCAAGGCCTTATCGTAGCCCTTCAGAGTAATGCCGCACTCCAGGAGGCTGAGATTATCTCCCTCCAGAGCAATGCTGCCGCTCAACAAGGTCAGATAGATAGCACCAGTGCTGAGCTGACATCCTTCGAGATCTACGCTAACCTACACTTCGGCGATAGTAACTACAGCAATGTCAACGTAGCTGCCTATTTGCCAACTTATACTGGATCACTGGATAACAGTTCTAGTATAGTCAATCTGTGGGCCAATGCCGCAACGCAAGCTGGGCAAATCTCGGGACTTCAAAGTAATGCCGCATCGCAGGAAGGTGAGATCATTACCCTCCAGAGCAATGCTGCTACTCAGCAAGGTCAGATCACGAGCCTCCAAGGCAATGCCGCTACTCAGCAAGGCCAGATCGATGGACTAACGAGTAATGCCGCAGCCCAAGATACCCAGATCCTTAATCTGTGGGCTAACGCTGCCATCCAACAAGGTGAGATCACAAGCCTCCAAGGCAATGCCGCTTCGCAACAAGGCCAAATCAATACACTGAGTGCGAACTTGGGTGGATTTGAGACCTGGGCCAACGCAAACTTCAGCACTACGACCTACAGCAATACTAACGTAGCTGCCTACTTGCCAGGTTATTCGGGCAGTATGAATTCGGTGAATGCTCTGACCGCGCATACTGTTACTGGTGGTAACATCTCTCTTGCTGGTGATTCGATTACCACCCTGAATGATGAACCCCTATACATTCAAGCACCGATGATTATGATCCAGGATGCGACTGTGAGCAGCGAGATTATGCTGTTCAGCACCAATGTCATGATTCATACTGGTGGTATCGCAGAGGCTTGGGTGTTCAATGTAGGTGGTAACTTGTCGTTGCCCTTGGCTTCATCCAAGATTCTGTATCCTAATGGAGTCAGCATACTTGATGGCCTGGCCAGCACATATGGTAATGCGAATGTCGCAGCCTATCTGCCAACCTATTCTGGTTCACTGGATAATAGTTCCAGCGTAATCAACCTCTGGTCCAACGCAGCATCACAACAAAGTCAGATAAGCACCCTACTCAGCAACGCAGCCAGTCAGCAGACCCAGATCAATAATCTTGTATCTAACTCGTCAGCACAAGAGAGTGAGATCATTACCCTCCAGAGCAATGCTGCTACTCAGCAAGGATTGATTGATGGATTGACCAGTAATGCCGCATCGCAAGATACTCAGATAGTAAATCTGTGGGCCAATGCTGCCACTCAACAAGGTCAAATCACTTCGCTTCAGAGCAATGCTGCCAGTCAGGAAGGTGAGATTAGTTCACTTCAAGGTAATGCTGCTACTCAGCAAGGTCAGATTGATACACTGAGTGCTAACCTGGGTGGATTTGAGACCTGGGCCAACCTGAACTTCAGCACTACGACCTACAGCAATGCCAATGTGGATGCTTACTTGCCAGTCTACTCTGGTAATATCTCAGCAGGTAACCTGACACTGACTAATCCGCTGCCTATCTCCTCAGGTGGCACTGGCCAAACGACCAAGAGCACAGCCTTCGACGCATTGAGCCCACTGAACTCGGTAGGCGACTTGCTTATTGGTGGTGCGAGTGGAACAGGAACTCGCCTTGGTATTGGCACAGCCAACCAAGTGCTTCATGGCGGCGCATCAAGCCCGTCTTACTCGGCAGTAACTGAGGCAGATATCTCGTTGTCTGCGGTAACTACGAACAACGCTACCACTTCGCGACACGGTTTCCTCCCAGTCCTACCTAACAACGCATCGCAGTTCCTAAATGGACAAGGTAACTTCACCACGCCATCTGGATTGACTATTGCCGCCAGTTATTTGGCGACGAGTTTCTCGGGATCGAGTAATGTCCACGTCATCCATAACTTCGGAACCTTCCCAATCGTCCAGGTTATCGACTCGACAGGTAATGTGTTGATCCCAGATTCGATCAATAACCCCACGAGCAATGACTTCTATGTGTCCTTTGCTAGTTCTACAACAGGAACGATCGTTTCCTCAGTAGGTGCTCCACAACCTCAGTCTGTCACTATAGTTGCCGCCTCTACCTACACGGTTCTGACAACTGATCGTATCGTGAAGGTAACCGCCTCTGGATGTGTGGTGACCCTACCAACCTCTGTGGGTAGCACAGGACGCGAGTTCAACATCGTAAACGCAAGCCTTGGCTCGATAACAGTAAATACTACAAGCAGCCAGACTATCAACGCCCAGTTGACGCAAGTCATCCCATCCTACTCAGCAATGACTGTATTTGCTGATGGATCTAACTATTGGATCATTTAATATGAGTTATTTTACACAAGTTTCCTATTCAGACACTGGATCGCTCGACGCATTCAGTCGTCTACGAACCAGCAGCGTGGAGAATATCTTCGCCACTCAATGTCAGTATACCACTGATCCCATTCAGATGGAAACAGGGGCAACCGGCACAGGTGTGGCTCCGTCCTATAGCGCCAATACCAGAATGGTATCGTTAAGTGCGACTACAGGGTCAGGAACATCGTTCACCCAGAGTTATCAGTATAGTCCATATCAACCAGGCCACAGTCACTTCATCGCCGAGACTTTTGTAATGGGATCTGGTGTGGCTGGTGCTACTGTTGATGTCGGATACTTCGACGCTGCCAACGGAATCATCTTCCGTCAGAATGGCACGACCAACCTCCAGTTCATCCTACGAACCAGCACAGGTGGATCTGTATCAGATGCCAACATTGTTGCCCAAAGCGCCTGGAACATCGACAAGATGGATGGCACAGGGGCATCTGGCCTCACGCTCGATGTGACCAAGGCACAGATTCTCGTAATCGACCTCCAGTTCCTGGGTATGGGTCGTGTGCGTATTGGCTTCGACATCAACGGCGTTATCTACTACGCCCACCAGTTCCTGAACGCGAACAACCTGACAGTGCCTTATATTCAGTCAGCCACATTACCAGTTCAGATGTTGGTAAGTGCCACAAGCACCGGCTCGACAAAGACCAGCTTCTTCAAATGTGCCGCCGTCCAGAGTGAAGGTGGGCAAATGATGAGTTATGGGTATATGGGCGTTACTCCAGATACCGCTGCGACTGCCGCCACTACGCGAGTTCCATTAGTATCTATTCGCCCTAAGACTACCTTCAATGGTATCACAAATCGTTCAATGTTTGTAATGGACGGGGTATCCTTGGCTAACCTGGGGAACAACGATGTATACTGGGAACTGGCAGTTGGTGTCACCTGGACCACACCGCCGACCTATGCCGATGTGAACACAACCTACTCATCCTACGAATATGGACCAAACGGGACATATCTAAACCTAAATAGCGGTATTGTAATCGCCTCTGGTTATGCGACCAGGACAGCCAACGGTAGTCCTATTCAGAACCTCAACTTCAATGCGACCCAGGCCAAACGATACCCGATTACATTGGATCGTGCTGGTGCTGCCCGAGCAATGGGGACGCTGACCTTGTTTGTAACCTCTTTGTCATCCACCGCTGCTTGCCGAGGATCGATTCAGTTTAAGGAAATCCGATAATGCGTATAGACAACCCTAATGTAAATGTCCTAACCACGACCCTTGGAATCTTCTGGGCGAACGGGGTTGCCTATAGCTCTGGTGGAGGAACAACCTTCACTGGCAACCTCCTTGGTAATCCATTAACGGATAGCACCAGCGGCCGTGTGTTTGTAAATGCCAGCCCATACAGCGCCATTACCCTGGCTGCTGCGGTGCCTGGTGCTTCGAGTGCTACTCCCCTAGGCGCACCAATATACTCTGGCACAGCCTACCAACCTCAGAACGCTGCGGTATCTACGGCTGTCTTCCAGGCAAACATTCAGTATCAATCGTCATATCAGACTTCGACGAACAAGACATTGATAGGCAACTACAATATCATCCAAGCCTGGCCGTTGACTGCCAACACGATGACTCAGCGAGATCGAATCCGTAATACCTCCGTGGCCACTGATATCGTTCTAAATGGCAAGAGTTGGGGTATGTTGTCTCTGTCATCGCAATATACGAACGATGTCATTATTGGATCCTCTAATGCCCTCAACATTCTAACAAGTGGTGAATCAGGTGATGCTACCTGCGTATATTCGGGTGTCACAGTAAACCCAAGCAATGGATCGGCAAACGTCAACCTGGCAACTTCCTACAAAGCAGCCTTCACTCACACCACAGGTAGCGCGGGTGCCACAGCAAGTAACATCGCTTATTACCGAATGCTCGGTGGTGTCGTCACTCCAGGTAGCCCGCACTTGATCCAGAATGCTATTGGACTTCATACACAGAACGGATGGGCAAGCACTGGCACGAGCACAGTCACTAACCGCTATGCGCTACTAAACGAAGATGCTATTACGGCTATTCAGTCTAATGGTAACTTGACCATTACTGGCAACACCGTTCTTGGCACAGCTGGATCTGCTCCTACTTACACCACATCGATCACTGGTAATACCACGATGACTGGCAATCTGTTCATAAATCAGAGTGGTATTACTGCTGGTAATATCTGGGTTGCTGGATCAGGCACTTCGCAGATTACGCTCAATAGTAATGTGACGATTAACCAGGCGGCTACGCTCGGAACCTTCAAGGTCAACTCGCCATCCTATACCTTCGCTGGTAACGGAACGATTGGATCAGCGACCTCTGGATATGGAACTACTCTACTTGGTAATCTGTCGTTGACCAGTGCTGTGCCCTATGGACTCAATGTCACGGGTAATACTGTGCTGGGTGGTGGTGGAGCCACGAGCTTCAACACTATCAGTGGCAATACGATCATCCAGGGCAATATCCAGTTCAACAGTTCATACCGCGAACTGGTGACTGCTCTTGGTAACAAAACAGGAACCGTCACTATCGACTCAGGTATTGGCAATGCGTTCACTATGACGCTGACTGGGGATATCACAATCAACTCAGCCAACATCACCAATATGCTGCCTGGTAAGAGTATCACTTTGATCATAACCCAAGATGGAACTGGTTCACGTTTATTGAGTAGCAATATGAAGTTCGCTGGTGGCCTAAACACTCTGAGTTCGGCTGCTGGTGCTATAGATGTGATGAACATCTACTATGATGGAACTAACTACTTGGCCAGTTTGGTTAAGGGATATGTCTAATGATCAATGGTTCGCGACAAACTTGGTATTTGGGTCAATCCATAAATGCTAATGTGACCTCTAACTACTTCATAACACAGGTAGATAAGTTTTTTAATGGGAATATAACCAATAACATTCCTATCTCAGAAACCTTTGCCTTTAGCGTTAATCCAAGCAACGGAAATACCTATTCAGGTGGATATGGTTCTGGAAATATCTTCCTTGATAACTATGAGGCAACTGTTATACAGACCAACGCAAAGGGTTATTATAGTAGTGCCATTTGGAGCAACATTGAGATCAATACAAGTTCCTATGCTCCTACGCGAGTAATAGATTTAGCCTCGACGAAGGGAGGCCTCCTATACCTCTCCGCTACTGGTAATAATGCTGGCGGAGGTAATCCTGGAGGAACTAACTCTGAACTTTTTAGGATGGGTTCTGCTATGGAGGTGGTTTGGCAGCAAGATTTGCCTTCAGTATCATTCGTCAGTATGAATCCATTGCCTAGTAATGGAGTATCTTGGGCAGGAGGCAATTATACCCTTACCTATCCTTCTAGCCAGTTTGGAGTCTTTGATTTTACAGGATCATCAGTATTCTGTAATCAAGTTACTTTAAATGTCAGTAATACCTCCCTCTCTGCCCCTGTGATTGATAGTGCTAACAACTATATCCTTACTGGAGGCGCTTTTATATCAGGAGTAAATCGGGGATTTATAATGAAAACCGATAGCAGCGGTAATCTGCTATGGCAAAAATATGTAAACCTCCAGTTCATTAGTGCCCCTGTAGTAGATCTATCTAATAATATCTATGTTACAGCAGAGATGTATACTACTAACCTAAGTCTGATTCAGAAATATGACAGTAGTGGTGTTCTCCTGTGGGAAAAATCTATAGATGTATCTGGATATGATACTGGAGTATATTCCTCACTCCTTGCCTACCCAGCAGGATTGGCTTTAGACACTACAGGAAATATATACGCCTGTGGCCTCCTCGAGGGGCTCACAATCGCATCACCACCTGGCTATAATGAATGGGGTTTATTGATGAAGTTTGACTCGAGTGGTAATGTCATCTATTCAAATGCCTTAAACTTTTATCCTGATTTAGGTAATACCCAACCTATCTCTATTAGTGTAGATAATGTTCAGCTTTATGGTAACGCTATGATGACTGGGTGGGATGTCCAGAAAAGATTTGTCCCGAGTGATTACGAGAAGTCCAGTTATGTGATGTCTTTTCCGATAAATGGATCATTGACCAATGTATATACAGTTGGGGATAGTGTCTTCAGTTATGAGAACTGGAGCAATATTTCAACTACCTCTGGTAGTTTTACTTCAGTAACCTCAGCAAACTTAACAGTGACTCCTTTTTCGAGGAGTATTACTTCCCAGAGTTCTACCTGGAGTAGTTTGTCACCCATAACGGATACAGTCTTTTTAGGTAATACACAAGGACCTCCTCCAACCCCACCAGTTCCTATTTCGATTGATTACCTATCAGTAGCCGGTGGTGGCGGTGGTGGTGACCGAGTAGCCGGTGGTGGCGGTGCTGGTGGTTATCTAACAGGCACTTATTCAACTGTATCCTCAGGCACAGTCATCTCAGTTACTGTTGGTGGCGGTGGTGCTGGTGGTGTCACAGATGGTGGAGTGGGTTCAAATGGAACTGATTCCTCGATCTCTGGATCTGGCCTAACTACCGTAACTACAGTGGGTGGCGGCAGAGGTGGTGCTGTATATGGAGTCTCCTATGGATATCCAGGCAATGGTGGTTCAGGTGGTGGCGGATCAGACGGCGAAAACGGAATGTCACCTGCTGGTGGCACCGGAACATCAGGCCAAGGCTACAATGGAGGATCTGGATATAACCCAGCCCCATACTGTGGTGGTGGCGGTGGTGGTGCTGGAGTAGCGGGCGGTGCTGCCACTTCCTCAGGACCTGGAACTGGTGGTGATGGATTGGCCAGCAGTATTACTGGCGCATCTACTTACTACGCTGGTGGTGGATCTGGTGGTGCGTGGACTGGCTCAGGATCACTCTCGCCTTCCGCTGCTGGTTTAGGTGGTGGAGGACAAGGAGAGGTGGCCGTAGGATCAGATCCTATCTATGGTGGTGCCGCAGGAACAGTGAATACTGGTGGCGGTGGCGGTGGTGGAGCGTTCTCGCTGTATGGTAGTGTCATAGGTAGCCCAGGTGGTAATGGTGGTTCGGGCGTAGGTATTCTACGACTGCTAACCAGCCAATATACTGGCACAGTCACTGGCTCACCAACGGTCACGACAGACGGAAGCTACACAGTAATCAAGTTCACCAGTAGCGGCACATACACGACATAAGGAAAAGAAGAATGTCACACTATGCGAAGATTGAAGATGGAAAAGTAACCCAAGTTATCGTGGCTGAGGCTGACTTCATAGCCTCTCGCCCAGAAACAGAGACTTGGATCCAAACGAGTTATAATACTCGTGGAGGAAAGCATATCCAAGGAGGAACTCCATTGCGAGGTAACTACGCAGGGATTGGATACTCATATGACTCCGTCAATGATGTGTTCCTACCTCCGACCCCATTCTCAAGTTGGCCCTTAAATACTAGTACTTGGACCTGGGAACCACCTGCCGCTCGTCCAACTGATGGAAAGATATATTACTGGGATGAAGAAAGTCTATCCTGGAAAGAAGTAACATAAGGATTTTAGATGGCACAGAAAATAACAGAAGCCCGTATCCCATTTGCGAAGATGACATTCAGTCCAGATGTGCCATCAACAGCACTCGGTCCGAATGAATATAATGATGGGCAGAACATCGAGACTGATGTTCGCGGTATCCGTAGTGTGGCTGGTGATGAGGCAATCCTCGCATCCGTCCCTGGAACTGCGACTTATGTCTCTGGCGGATTTCGTCAGAATGGAGAGTTCTGGTTCATCGTGGCAGTCACTGAAGGTAAGTGGTATGCGAGCAATGGTGGTTCCTGGATAGACATTACACCAACCGCACCTGGATTCAATCCAACCTATACGCAAGCAACAAACATCACAGAAGCCTGGAATGGAACGATTCCCTTCTTCAACGATTCGCTGAACCCACCAATGTTCCTCCCTGATGTGGCTGGAGCAGTCCTTGTTGTCTACAGTAATCAGGTTCCTCTCGATATTGGCACTATCACGGTAGTAAGTCCAGGCATCAATAATGCTACCTTCTACTATGGTGCTCAACCAGCGGCTCCATTCCAGGTAGGTGCGTATATCACTATCTCCCTGGCTGATCCTCCTGCTTATGATGGAACTTGGTTGGTCACGGCCTGCGATACAACTTCGGTATCCTTTGCTTGCCCTGTGATCTCTGCTTATTCCTCAGGAACTGGTTATGTGGCTCCTACTTATAGTTGGAACTATAATCCCAACTGGAAGGGAGTCTATGCCAACTTCATGCGTATGTATAACACACCCAACGTGGGATCAATCCTTGTTGCCGGCAACCTGACCGCTACCTTACTGGATAACAGCGTCCAAGAATATCCAGTCACTGTTCAATGGAGTCAGGCCTTTGCGTTAAATACTGCGCCACTTACCTGGGAACCAACCATCGTCAACGTAGCCAACCAGTTGGAAGTTCCTATGCGAGGTCCAGCACTTGATGGATTCCCTTGTAATGGACTCTTTTTCCTCAGCTCATATTGGGATACTGTGGTATTCACTCCACTCAACTACGCAACCACTTCGGCTCCTATTCTCGGTGTCAGATTGTTCAACCAGGGCCGTGGACTGCTGAGTAGTAACTGCTGGGGTAATACTGATAAACTCGTCTACGGAGTTGATGCTCGTGACATTTGGGTGTTCGATGGTAATGACTTTCAGGGTCTCGGTAATCAACGAGTAAAGAACTGGTTCTACAAGCAACTGGATCCACGCTATGTTGATCGAGTCTTCCTCCAGGTCAATACCCAGAAGAATCAAGTTGAGATCTACTACCCAACAAAGGATGCGATCAATGGAGTGCCCAACAAGGTAATCACATATCGCTATGACTTGGATATCTGGAACGCCCCGCGCGATGTCAGTTCAGCGACTATGGCCTGTGAATCACCAATCTGGTCTGCGAATGTTATCAGCGGCGGATGGGATAATAACTATGGATCACGAACAGTCGTATACGCACGAGGACAAGGTAATGTCGCCATCGTCCAGAAGGACCAAGGAACCAGTTTCCTCGGCAACACCGCAATCAATAGTCGATTCCGTCGAGACAATATCAAGATCCTACCTGACTATTCAGGAAAGGTTCTGGTCCACAGAGTTCTGCCCGAAGTTGTAAACCTGGATGCTAACCAACTTCCCGCTTACCCAAGCACAGGTAATATCTCTATCACGATTGAAGGTGCCAACTCAGTGGGCAATGCTGCCTCATTTAGCAGTTCGCATAATATGATGATTGCCACGGACAATCCGTGGGTCCAGATTGATCAGAACTCGTCTCGGGTAAATAGCATTGAGATCTCCAATAGCAGCAATGTCGCTATATGGAGTTGCGCGGCAACATCGTGGCAGTTTACTCAAACCGAAGATGACCATTGAGATAAAGGGAACTAATGGCAGATATCAATGACGATCCAGACAACGCACTATTAAACGATAATGTGCGTTCTCTGATGGCTGGCCCATCAGGGCTTGGTCAGAACTTCGCTGGATTTAGTAGCTTCGCCCCTGCCTATCTGACAGGAACCTTGCGAGCCCCATTCACAGTTCCAACAAGTGGAAATGTAGTTCCTGTTTGGTATGCGAACACATCGATCAGCAACATCACTGTTCAGGGCGCATATCAAATAACTGTAGATTTTACCACCCCGTATGTGGGAACAACTCCATTTGCCTTAGCTGATTCGGTGACTCTTGATTCAGTAATAGAGACTGGAGGTAATACTTCATACAATGGTGGATATGGTCCATCTGTAATCTCAAGCACTCTTGGGAATGTATCTCTCCGCACAGTCAATCCCTACGATTGGCCCACCTATGTGAGCGGAGGCTATATCATAAAGGACTATTCCAATACTCAAGCCTCAACAGACTGTAATGCGAAGGTCACAGTTTATGGACCAACGGATAGAGTATTCATCAGTTGCCAAACCAATCTGGACTTCACCTATACTTGTAGTGGGCCAAGTGAGTTCAAGATCCTATTCCAAGTAAACCGATATCGTGGATTCATTGATAGGTCTAATCCGTTGGCCTATCTGTATACTCTCGATCAAACTATCGCCCAACAAACTTATGACTACAACGTAACTACCTCTGGAT